CAGCCGAGGATCTGGGCGAGATCGTGGCCGTGGTTCACAGTCACCCGGTGACGCAGCCAGTCCCATCAGCAGCGGATCAGATCGGCTGCAACAACAGCGGCCTGCCATGGGTGATCGTCAACCCCAAAACTGAGACCTGGGGCGGCTGCGAGCCTGCAGCGTTCGAGTTGCCCTACGTCGGCCGCGAGTTCGTGTTTGGCGTGGTCGATTGCTACTCGCTGGTGCGGGACTGGTACAGCCGCGAGTGGAGCGTGACGCTGGCGGACTTTGACCGGCGTGATCGGTTCTGGGAGCGTGGTGAGAACCTGTACCTCGATAGCTACCGCTCGCAGGGCTTCCGGCAGGTGCCGTTTGAAGAGTTGCAGTACGGCGACGCGATCCTGATGCAACTGTTCGCAGGGCTGCCCAACCACGCGGCGATCTACCTAGGCGATCAGCAGATCCTGCATCATGTGCAGGGGCGATTGAGTAGCCGCGACGTGTATGGCGGTTACTATGTCAAGAGCACTGCCCTGGTCTTGCGGCATGAAAGTCGTTAAGGTCTACGGCGCACTTCGCAAGCGACTCGGACAGTGCCGTTTCGAGTTTGAAGTGGACACGCCCGCGCAGGCGATTAAGGCACTGTGCGTGAACTTCCCTGGCCTGGACAAGTGGCTCATCGACTCTGAGCAGACCGGAATGGGTTTCCGCGTCACGGTCGGCAAGGAGCGCATCACGCAAGAGGATGCCAGCGTGGCTGTGTTGCCATGGTCTGAGCGGGACGTGTTCAGCATTGCGCCTGTGGTGGCAGGTGCTGGCGGCGGATTCGGACGCGTACTGGCAGGGATTGGTCTTGTTGCGCTGGCGATTGTGGCAGGTCCTGCGGCTGGCGGTTTCCTTGGGCTGGGCGCTCAGGCTTTTGCTGGTGCCGGCTTTGTTTTAGGTGGTGCCGCTGCTACTGCAATCGGCGGCATCGGTGCTGCATTGGTGCTGTCTGGCGTCGCGCAGATGCTGTCCCCGCAGCCCGATATCTCAGCACTGCAACGCGGCAAGGAATCCGCCCGGCTGGAGTCATTCAGCTTCAGCGGGATTGTCAACACCAGCCAGCAGGGGATGCCGGTGCCGATCGTTTATGGCCGCGCTTTCGTTGGTTCGGCTGTCCTGTCTAGCGGCCTTGACGTGGCGCAACTGAAATGACGCAGCTTCAAGGTTCCGGTGGCGGCGGTGGTGGCGGCGGATGCTTCCTAGGGCACACGCTGGTGCGCACGCCTGACGGGCAGCGTCGCATCGATGAGCTGCAGGCTGGCGATCAAGTCCTGAGCTTCGATGACAAGGGCACGCTGCACGAGGCGACGATCCTGAAGGTGCATGAGCACCTGAACGAACGCGTCTATCGCTACCAGCTTTGGGGCGGCGCGTCACTGGATGCAACCCCGAATCACTGGGTGCTGAACCAGTTCAATGCGTTTGTTGCGATCGGCAGCCTTGGCGCTGATGACTGCCTGGTGGACGAGAACAACCACCTACGCCCCATCGTTGGCCGTGAAGAGCTACCTGCTGGCACGGTCTACAACCTGACCGTCGAGGGGCACCATACCTTCATCGCTGGCGGTATCCGCGTTCACAATGCTGGCCTCGGCGTGCTGCAAGGTGCAGGTGGCGGCGGCGGTGGCAAAGGTGGCGGTGGCACGACCCACGTCCCATCTGAGGCTGACGACAGCCTGCAGTCAGTCCAATTTGCCAGCGTCCTGGACCTGATCAGCGAGGGCGAGATCCAGGGCATCGAGGATGGCGTCCAAGGCATCTACCTGGATGGCACTCCTGTTCAGAGCAGCAGCGGGATCGACAACTTCACGGGTTACACCGTCGTCACCCGCACAGGCACACAGGCGCAGAGCTACATCGCCAACACCAACGGCATCGAATCAGAGCAGGCTGTCAACGTCGAGATCACCGCTGCTGCATCTGTCACTCGGCAGATCACCGATTCGGATGTGGACCGCGCCCGCATCACGGTGCAGGTGCCAGCGCTGCAGATCATCGAGGATGACGGCGACATCATCGGCCACAGCGTCAGCATCCGCTGCAGGGTGCAGTACAACGGCGGCGGTTATACGACCGTTTTTGAGGACACGATCAGCGGCAAGACCACAAACGCCTATCAGCGCGACTACATCATCAACCTGAGCGGCGCGTTCCCGGTTGACATCAGGTTGGAGCGCATCAGTGCCGATGAGTCAAGCGCCAGGCGGCAGAACCGCACGTTCTGGTTCAGCTACACCGAGATCATTGACGAAAAGTTCAGGTATCCCAACAGCGCCCTGGCATTTCTTCGCTTTGACAGCCGCCAGTTCAAAGGCATCCCATCCCGCAAGTATCTGGTGCGTGGCATCAAGGTGCAACTGCCCAGCAATGCCACGGTTGACACCACCACCTACCTCGGCCGCGTCACCTACAGCGGCGTCTGGGATGGCACCTTCGGCGCTGCTACCTGGACCAGCGACCCGGCTTGGTGCCTGTGGGACCTGCTGACCAACACCCGCTATGGCGCCAGCATCCCGGCCAGCAGCCTTGATCGCTACGACTTCTACGCGATCAGCCAATACTGCAACGAGCTGGTGAGCAACGGTCGCGGCGGGCAGGAGCCCCGGTTCAGTTGCAACATGCTGATCAACAGCAGGGACGAGGTCTACAACGTCATTCAGGAGTTCGTCGCGCTGTTCCGTGGCATCGCCTACTACGGTGCCGGCGCCATGGTGGTGCTCCAGGACAAACCATCTGATCCGCAGTATCTGCTGACCCCGGCCAACGTGGTCGATGGGCTGTTCAACTACAGCGGCTCATCGCAGAAAGCACGGCACACCACGGCAACAGTCGCTTATCAGGAGTACGACAACCTGGGCGAGGTGTCCTATGAGTACGTCGAGGATGCGTCAGCCGTTGCCAAGTACGGCATCATCAACAAAGACATCAAGGCAGTCGGCTGCTACTCGCAAGGGCAGGCGCACCGTGCTGGCAAGTGGGCGCTGCTGTCAGAGCAGAACCTGACCGAGACCGTCACCTTCTCAGTGTCGATTGACTCGGGCATCGTGCTACGCCCTGGCATGGTGATCGACGTAGCCGATCCGGTCAAGGCTGGCAGCAGGCGCGGCGGCCGCATCGCAGCAGCAACAACCACGACCGTCACCCTTGACGACGCTACCGGGATCACGCTCGGCACCTCGCCCACGATCAGCGTCCTGATGCCCACCGGACTGGTCGAGACCCGCACCGTCAGCACCCTGTCGAGCGGTGTGGTCACGGTCACGAGCGCGTTTAGCGAGGCGCCCAACGCCCAGAGCATCTGGGTCATGGAGAACACCAGCCTGCAGACGCAGCAGTTCCGCGTCGTCAGCGTGGCCGAGGCCGAGGACGGCATCTATGGCGTGACGGCGCTGGCCTACAACAGCAGCATCTACGCCGCGATCGAATCCGACATCAAACTGCAGACACGGGACATCTCCAACCTGTCCGCCCTGCCGCAGTCGCCCACCGGCCTGACCGGCACGGAACACCTTTACACCGACGGCCAGAACGTCCGCACCGCGTTTGAGCTGAGCTGGGTACCTCCGATCCAACTCGTGCAGTCCTACCGGGTGATCTACCGGCTCGGCAATAACAACTTCTCGCAGATCGACACCAATAGCCCCAGCACCCGCATCGAGGGCTTAGACGCTGGCACGCTGCAGGTCCGGGTGCAGTCGATCAACAGCCTCGGCGGCGTCAGCAACCCAGCCACGGCGACGTTCAACCTAGTTGGCAAAACCGCACCGCCGGGCAACGTCCAAAACCTGACCATCGAACCGATCAGCGCCAACAGCGCCCGGCTGCGCTGGGATGCCACGGTTGACTTGGACGTTCGCGTCGCCGGCCGCGTCCACATCCGCCATACCAACCTGACCGATGGCACCGGCACCTGGAGCAACAGCGTTGACCTGATCCCTGCAGTCGCTGGCTACAGCACCGAGGCGATCGTGCCGTTGGTCGAAGGAGAGATCCTGGTCAAGTTCGAGGATGACGGAGAGCGTCAGAGCCCAACTGAGGCCAGCGTGATCGTGGATTTCCCGGATGCTGTTGGGCAACTGCTGCTGCAGACCC